GAAAGACCATACGTAGGTCAACTAGAGGGTTTTGTTTGATTACCTCCAGTATCTTCTTACGGTCTTTTGCATCCCAGTAACCCTTGGTTTCAAGCCATACGCCATTCGGCAAAGCAAAATCCGGGGTGTACGTGTGCTGTATAACGTAAGGTATCTTTGTGCTTTCGTATTCATACGAGACACCAAGATTAGAGAGAAGGTCAGCTACCCTCTCTTCCAGCTTGGATCGAAAGCTCATCCTCTTCCCATAATTCACCGAGAGTTTTACACTCCCGTTCTTTGTAAGTAATAGTTACGGTAGGATAATGCAGAGTTGCATCAATCCATGCATACTGTTCAGCACTCATCTTCAATAAGTCCTTCAACGATTTGCTCTACCACGTCCGTAACAGCACGTGCCATCTCATACCGAAAGTCTGACTTATCTTTTTTGTGTCGAGTAACAGTGATAGTAGGCAGATCAATAGTAAGCCTACATTCCCAGAGGCCAAGCTCTGGGTCCTTAGTGATAACTACATCAGAAGTCATCATCTGCCTCCGCTGCGTCCGTGACTGTGACATTTGGATCGCCCGCCTTGAAGCCTTGCGTCTTGCCGAACAGTTCAGCAACAGCTGCATCAGACAGGTCGCCAGTGTCAACACCAGCAGATCCATTAACAGTAACAACTTGAATACCCTGCAACTTCAGTGAAGTGCCATAGGTAACTCCGTCCTTGAGAATGTATGGCTTCTGATAGAAAGCCAACTTAACCTTAGAACCGGAGTACAACGGGGTGCCATTGTCTACGACGGGTGAACCTTCAGTGTCTACAACGGGTGGTTTAGTGTCCTCATTCCAAGAGAACTTAACTTTATATTTACCATCAGCAACTTCTTCCCACGGCTCAGGCTTGAGCGAGGAACGCTTAGGATTTTTCAGTTTTGATTCAGCCCACTTAAGGGTTTCTACGCGATCATCCTCCAGTTGCTCAACAAGTTCTGCATCGACAACAGCAGACAATGAGTAGCCAAACTTAGAGGGTTTCAGTACAGCCTGGTACCCTTCAAGTACCACAGGCTCTTTAGTTACGAAGGTGGTTCGTGCCATTAACAAAAGAAATAGGTTGATTTAATTACCCTTGCGGGTTCAAGGTCGCCAATGATAGGCGGCTCTGTTTGGGCTCCAATCTGTGCAGCCCAGTCATTTAGATAATCATGTTCGGCAAATAAGTGCATGTATGTTTGCCTAACAATAAACGATAGCTGATCCATATCGACAGCACGTGCAAGTACCGAGTCATGTATGACGGCCAACGGTGCTCTGAAACTGAGGGCTGATAAATGTAAGAGGCTTGCATCTAATGAATGAATAAGGTTGGGCGCAGTTGCGTTCTTGTGATGTTTGATATCAACTTCATCTGAATCATCGGTTGCAACCTTGAGTTGCACACGACCTAACAGTTGTAAGTCAATATGCTCTACAACCTTTTTCATTAACCGTTGTGTAACAGTAAAACCAGATGGAGTAGTCCATGTGATTTCTGTTGCACCACGTTTGATAGCCTCAGCTACCTCTGCCTCAATCCATTTCATGACCTTCATGGGACCAGGCACGACATCATCCATAGCCTGCCTTACAGCTGAGACAATCTTGGTTAGATCTTCATTCTCAATCTGTACACCTTTCTCCTTCAAGGCTTCACGTATGTAGCCACGGTTGGAGAAAGGTTTTGCATTGTAAGGAACAGTCATAACTGTACGTTTAGTACATTTCCTGTCCCATACAGTACGTACAGAAGCAGGAATTTTGTCCTTACTAGCTTCAGCAATGACTCGATATGCATCTTGTGGTACATCACCAGGTAAGACATTCACAAGTCTAGCTGTACTAGAATCACGTGCAAGTCCTGCCAGGATTTGTAACCCTGAACAAGTAGCATCTACAGCAATTGGTAGTGATGTACTTGTACGATCACACTTAATAACACAATGGTAGTACTCCTCACATGCAGCAAGAAAGCACCATGGTTCATCAGCAGATTCCCAGTCGGGTAGGTTCCTGATAGGATCAGTGGCGACACGAATGATTGTATCCCTGTTCTTATCAGGCCATGCATGACGTTCATCAATCGTAGCCTTATCCATTCCGTTACCATACGTAGTGGCACACTGGAAAGCTAGCCAGTCCTTAGCACTAGGTGTCATCTCTGCTGCTTCATAGAAACATAAGAGACTCTTACCAAAATCTGTATCTTGGGGTGTCAAGAATGCAGGTATTGGGTAACAACGACCACGATAATCAAAACTGAATGGAATAAAGAACTTCTCTTTATCCTTGAATACCTTCACTGCATTCATCGTCATCCGTGTACGACACGAACGTTGATATGCTTGAGCGTTGATATTCATTACCTCTGCTGCCTTGCGGCGATAGTCCTTACGTGACACCTTGTTGGTATCTATATCGTGAGGCTTAGGTGGTAGAGGCATCTCCACAATAGGGACAAACTTACCTACATCGATACCTTTCTCCATCAATGTTTCTGCAACATCAATGATGAACGGATTGAGAGTGTAAGCGACCTTCTGAATTAGGTTCAAAAAGGCGATTGGTTTTTCTCCCTGTATACGGCAGGGGTTTCCCCTCCGCACCATATCATGGCCTCGCATCACCTCATTAAGCAAGTATCCGCCTGGTTTGTCGTTGCTCCAATCATTAGGTTCAATGAGCATTGGCCAGGCACACGGGCTGAACAGTTCAGCTGTTCCCATGATCTGTTCCTTCTGATCCATAAAGATCTTAGTAGGAACGATGCAGATAGGTGTCTTACGTCCTTGCCTTACCATCTGCTTATCAAACCAGCCTGATGCGTTGCAGATGCAGTCAAGCAACCACGTACCTAGTCGGATGCGATTAGCTCTACCCCATGCCTTCCAGTGTTGAACGTCCATGCGGTTCATCAGCGTGCGGATCACAACAACCTTTTGATGTGTCCCCATACTACGGTGCCAATAGTTGTCACGCAGTGTGTGTAACAAACCCGGTACGTTCTTCTCATAGAACCTCATCATGCACTCATTCTCAAGAGCTTGACCAATGGCGTCAGCTACGTTCTGTAGTTGTGATGATGCGTCCTTTGGACTGAAGATCTTATCCATCGTTACCTTTGCAGCGATGGCAGCAGCAGCTTCAGGTGTGATATCAGCTAAGAACTGATGCACCTCTTTAAGGTTACTACCTGCTTGTCCTTTGTACAGTCGCATACGTGATGCGGTAATCTTATCTGCAACCAGTGGGATCAGTGTTTGTACTGATGCAACACCATATATCGCAGCAGATGCGTACTCTTTCTCTTCTAGTTGTTGTGTGTTTCTCTGTAGATCTTTGAGTCCTTGACGGATTTGTTCACGTTCAAGAGCTATTTGTTCATCAATCTCCGCAGGTGTAGCCATTCAGGTCAGAATCATCAATGAGTTGTTCTTCCATTAGTTGAATCAATTCATCACGATGTGGATGAAGTTCAACAAGTGCAAAGAGCTGTTGCACTCTTGCCTCATGTGTGCGTTCAGTCATCATCTTCCCACTCCGTGTCAAACTCCATTTCTTCAGGGTAAATAAAATGTACAGCATCGTGAGTACAGACAGTGATGTCGCACTCACCTTCATTCATGAGCTTACGTACCTTACGGCGTGCAAACGCAGCGCGTTGGTAGGTATACTCCTTAACCTTACCTGTGTCTAGGTTCTGTGTCCTGATCATACAAGCCACAGTTGACGGCATTTCCCACCCACCCACCTTCCATTCCATAAACTCCTCAAAGGCTACAGAAGGGAACAGTTCATCGGGTGCGCTCTTTATCGCGCTCCAATTGTTGGGATAGTATTTGTTCTTTGACATAAGTTGGTACGATGTCCTTGATAGTGGTGTTCAGATCACGTTGGAGGTCTACAGCTGACCATGCAGCATCCTCCAAGTCCTCAGCAAGGATGTATACTACATCCCCGTTGGTGAAGATCAGCTCGTATTCTTCCATTTGTTAGTGCGTCCGTGCGTTTCTTGACTGTGAATAACTGATGCGGTCGAGTCGATACACCAGTGACATAAGCTGCGCTGATGTGAGCAGCCCTTTACTATAGTCATGCTGATATGTTTCAATCAGCTGATCGATGCGTCCTTGTTCCATTACGCAAATGCTAATCCTCCATCCATCATGTGTAATACGTTCCTCAATTCAAAGCGTGTCGTTCTATGTGTAGAGTTGAGTACATTGTACTCATGTATTAAATCCTCCACTTCCATAGGTTCTATTTCAATGTCGTCATCCTCACAATAATAACCATGCCAGTCAAGTAACTTATCTTGGATAAACTCCTTTGGATCTTTATCATCAGGAACAAGCCATACAGAATTGACACACTCATCTGCAGATAAGTCTGCTTCTATTGATTCACTCATGTTATCATCAAATGGATCATCATCATCAACATGAAAGTATACCTTTGTTAGGAAATAAATCATTACTTGTTGTAGTAACGGGAGGTGATACGGTTAGCACGTTGCCATATGATAGCTGTGCTAAACAATCCTACCATGCCAATGATGGCAAGGATGATGTTAGTTTCAGACCAAAGCATTAGTTAACCTCCTTGATTTGTTCGATAGTGTGTGATGGAAACTCAGCATGAACATGATTGATTAGATCATCCATGTCCTTGCATTCTTCAACAGTTGCGAACGTGAGTCTGTTATCACGCTCAAGGATAACATCAAACGTCATCATCTTCTTCCTTGGGTTCTTGTGATTCGATGTAAGCAGTGAGTGCATTGCGCATCTCTTTAGCTTGCTCAAGTTGATACGGCCTGTTGCTTAACTCTTCAAAGCAAGGCTTTGCACAGCACATAACATTACGTGCCATTTGAAAGACAGCATTAGCATCTACACCATGAATGCAGATACCATCCTCGCTACTTGTATCATAGACGTTGATGGAATCATCGCAGATGTGCCAGAATACTGATGCGTCCTTGATACGATAGGTGATCAGTGTGTCAGGTGGTTGAATCATTTGCAGAGTGTAGGGTTTGCATTGCACATGGATTCCATGCGCTTGAGTTGTTGTGATTGCATCCAGTCAGCTAATGATAAGCCAACGTTTGCAGCAGTGAGAAGGATAAGAAAGATGAATACAATTCTCATTCGTAGTGTCCTCCATACTCATTGAAGTAATCGAGATAGATGTAGTAAGCATGCATGATGTCATGCTCACTTGCATCATTGATTGAGGCGTAGACCTCATCAGTAACTACGCCTAACTCCTTGTCAGTTAATGTCATCAGAACAAAGGTTGAAGTTTACACCATGGCTCGCCAACAGAGCCAGGACCACGAGCAGTAAATCGTGAGTCCTCAGGTGTTGTGGCCTTGATCACTGCGGCCATGCACTGGCGAGCGATCACGTCCATGTCAATGGCATTGTCAGTGCGTGGATTGTAGCGCATGTTGTCTCCTTGTGTGTATGTACAAGAGGGATGATACCCTCAGAAATGCAACCCTTGCGGGAATG